GAGAGTTCTTCACCGCCGAGGAGTGCGTTGACATCTTCTTCGATGTCATACTCTTCGGTTTCTGAAACGACCTCATCAGTAGTTTCGATTTGGTCCTCTTCAAGAACCTCCTCTTCTGTTGTTACTTCTTCTTTGGCCATTTTCTTCATTGGATCTGCTGGTTTTGCTCCTTTGTTTACAACATCCTTGACAGTTGCAATGCTAGGCTCTTTGAGCTTTGCGGAATCATTGTCAGGTTTGTAATTCTCAGGGGTAGGACCACCAAGATCTTCGTAGGAAGTTGACAGGCCTTCGCCTGGGCTGGAAAGCTTGCCCATACCTTCAGCAGGTTTGGCGTTCGCGTTCACAGCAGTTTTAGATTGCTCCATTTCTTGTAGATCTCCACGAGACATTTGAACTTTCTCCGATTAACCGTATTTAATCTATATTTATTTATAAATTGTTATTCTTATCACAGGTTGTTTAAGAAGTCGTTGAAAAGATCAAGTTTCTTTTCATCTAACTGTCTTTGTGTGACAAGAGTGTTGATGGTTTGGTAAGTCTTAGCAACTTGAGCTTCTCTAAGGATGCCACCATCCCAAACCCAATCTTTCCCTTCCATGATACCTTCAACGAAAGCATCAGGAGCTGAAGGATCAGCGACGATGTCAGCTGCGGTTGATAACATGAAGTCATCACCGACAATGTTGACACCTTCTCTTGTTTGCTTGAGTGAACCAATACCTCTGGAGGAAACACCCAGTTTCACACCTTCAGAAATAAGTGACTCAGCGATTTTACCCATAGGGGTAGAAAGAATCTTTGCTTTACCAATGAAATTAGATCCACTCTCCTTGAGAGAAACAATTTTATGTGAAACTCTGTCGAGATTAACGGTAGGGCCTTCAGGGTGACCAAGTTCACCAAGAGCACGACCAGAATTTACATGGGCTTCGGTATATCTCTGGACTTCTCTTCTCAGAGTTTTCATAGGATACATACGTCCATTTCTGTTCTTGAGGTCTCCCTGAAGGAAGATACCCTCAATGAACATATTCTTTTTACCGTTTTTCTCTTCAACGATAAAATCTACTGATTCGATTTCTTCTCTAATGAGTTTCATTTGATTTCTCAGGATACTTGAACTTGTTGTAAAAATACGGTGCCAGTACCAGAGTTAGTCTTTACGGCAACCTTAAAAGAACCTCTCAATTGGGCCCAGTTATTTTCATTATAAACATCAGTTACAGAACTAGAATCATGATTAACAACAATTCTAGAACTGAAATAACCATCACGACCTGATGAGTTTTTAACCTCACTCACAATCTTATGTTCAAAATCAAAAGCAGATACTCCAGTTACAGTCAAAGAGACTGCATCACCAACAACAAATGGTGAAGCTTGTCCTTCAGGGAAATCTAAAGTTGTTTTAGTTCCTGTTGTAATACCAACAATTCTATTAGTAGCTACAGGACCAATAGAAATTTCTTCGGTATCAAAAGTCGAAACATAAAAGTTATCAACTGTTGCAGTTGGATTTGTACCAATTGCAACGTGAACTCCTGCACCTTCTGCAACAACTCTGAGGGAATCAGTTTGGTGAGCAAAAACTACAGATTGAGTAGAAGTTGCACTTGTAGCAAAGGTTGTATTAACACCTACTGGTTTTGTCGCAGACATTATCTTTAATTACAATAGTTGTATAGTAGTTATTTATTCTTCTTCTGTTTCCACAGTTACATCAGACTCAAATTCAGTTTGTCCACCTTCTTCGGTGTCAAGATTTACATCACCATCAAAAATTGATGCTGCAACATTTGGTCTGATCGCTTCGATATTAGCTGCACTCTTAGCAAACAGAACGTCTTTGATTTTGTCACTAATCTGTGAGGAACTTCCGTCCGTCACCAAAAGATCCATAAGTTCATCCATGGTTTAAAGATTTCATTACTTTGTTATTTAGATAACTCCTTGACCACTTAGATCAGGGTCCTTTGGGGATGTTGGTGCTTTGATTGGGTCAGTAGGTTCTTGTGCTGGAGTTCCACCTGGAACAGGTGTACCACCTTCCATACCCATAGGATCAACCATTGTATTTGGATCAGGAATGATACCATTCTCAATCTCCATCTCAATAAGTTCATCCTGTTCAAGGATATCGCTATCAGTCTGTTGAAGAACATGTCTTCTAACATAATCCTGAGAATAGAACCTACCAATATAGGGTTCAACAGTCTGAAGAAGATTTAGTCTTTCAGTCAGAAGTTCAGCTTCTTTCAGTTCTGAGAAGTGATTGTCATACAAGAAGTCATATTGAATATGATCATTCATCTGTTCCCAATCTTCAGGAGTAATGATATTCTTCAGAATCAGTTGAGTCTTCAACATATCACTGAACATTGAAGAGAATCTCTTTCTCATTCTTCCAACAAACTTGGAGAACTTGACTTCATCTCTCAAAATTTCAGAAGAACGACCGAGTGACATTCCACCACCTTCACCTTCGATTCTGGTCTCAGGTACATTCAGAGCTCTGTAGAGTTTTCTCTGGAAGTAGTTAATGTCAGTGATCTCACCAAGGTTTTGTCCACCAGGAAGTGTAGTGATCTCAGTGCCACGACCACCTTCACGTCTAGGAAGCCAAAAGTCTTCCATCATAGACATGAACTTCTTGTCATCCTTGATCTCACCAGTGTCGGCATTATATACCAGTTTGTTACGATATCTCATCATAACATCACGGAGATATTGTTCTGCCTTCATTTTAGGAAGGTTACCAACATCGATATAAAAGATACGACGTTCAGGTGCTCTTGAAAGACGATAGATAACAAGTGAATCCTCAATCATCATCAACTGATTGAGGGGTTTGATTGCTTTATGTAACCAAGAAAGAGTTGATCCCTTATTTCTGTCTACCAATCCAGAAGTACAATAGGTGACAGAATCTTTGGTCATTTTGATACCTTTCATTCCACCACCACCATAACTAGTAGCTTGTGAACCAGTACCAGTCCCCATATTACCAGGGGTGTAAATAAAGAACTCTTCAATCTCAGGGAAGTCATAACCAGTTCCTTCACTACTTGTGAACTGGTCTCTGGCAGTTGCAACACTGTCCTTTCCTTTTTTCTTCAATTGACGAACATACTTCATCTTAGAAGAATCAATGTATCTCAGTTCTTGGATACCAGCAGTTGGATTCTTCTGGTCAATGACCTTATTATAGTATAGTCTTCCGTCGATATACCAGTTACGGAAAATCTCATGAGCCTTTTTGTCGAAGTCAAGTAACTCAAGAATATACTTAAACTCTTCTCTAATTTTCTTTTTGATACCATCACTGGCATTCAGATTAGACAACTCAATCTGAACAGGACTATCATTGGTATCTGAAACAATCGCTTCGTTTACAATATCTTCGATTGCACTGTCACACTCAGGATAGAGTGCCATAGAACGATACCTACGAATAAGATCGTTCTCAGTCTTATATGTACCTTCAATATCTACATAAGAACCAAAAAACCCCGAACTGACATAGTGTTCAGAACCATCTTCGTTAGAAGGTGGAACTGGAGACACTACACCAGGCGGGGTCTTCTCGTTATCCTCAATAGAAAAACCAAATAATCTGGCCATTATGATTAATACTAGACTTCTGTCTAGTTATTTATCAACGAATCAATTCTTCTCCAACAGCACCAGTGTTAGATTCCAGAGAATCACCAATGGTGAAGTATTGAACACTGAAGGTTACAGTGAACTCTTCGGTTGCGTTGGTTGAATCATAACTCAGTGCAATTTCACTGATGTTGTTGGGCCAAATGTCATAGAACTTGTAGGTTCTCAGGACAGAATGTTCACCACCTGAGTTTGTGGTGGAGAACTTCTCTCTACCTCTACCAAGTTGTTGGACATATGCATCGGTCATATAAGAAGTTGGGTTGGTAACACCAGTGTTATCCTCCAACTTACTAAGTGCGTTAGACCACTTTTCAAACGCCGTTCTGAGTCTGAAGTCCTCATCATTGATGACTGTAACAGTCCAATCAGCGAATGTCTTATCACCAGCAACCTTCAGATTTCTACCTCTGAAAGGAACGTTAATAGCTGCAACGGTGGAAGCTGGAAGGTTGGCAGCCTTACAGAGGAACTTGAAAGTTCCATTTTCACCGTTTTCACCTGAGTTCCAAGCATCGGATACTGATGAAGGGAATGAAGGAATTGATACTTCAAACAGATTGGGGCGGGCTGCACCACCCGCCAATTTTGATTTAAATTGAGAAATGGTTCTTGCTTCAGCCATTTTTTTAGTACTCCTTTGTTAGATGGTTATTATTGTAATGATCAGCCACGACCAGCAACTTCAGAGAACTGAACACCAGTTCTTGTAGCGATGAATGTGAGTGTAACGAAGTTAATTGATTTAGTTGGCTTCAGGTAGATGTCTGCCCTAAACTCATTGTTATCAATTACATCAGGAGTATTGTTGGTTTCATCACAAACGATGAGGAAGTCATAAACTCCTCTCTTAGCTTGAACATCTCTTAGATAAGGTTCAACGATATTCACAAAGTTGGATCTTGTGTTACTATCGTTCAGTTCAAAGAGTTGTGCGTTTGCTGCTCCTTCCAGAGCCTGTTCAACTGTGAGGAACAGTCTTCTTACGTTAATTCTGTCGAATGCAGAAGCGTAACCAAGACCAGTCTTATCACCGAACAAGATGATTCCAGTACCTTTTTGATTGATAATGGAGTTGATTCTTGCAGGATACAACTGATCTCTCTGAGCCTTTGTTGGGTTGTAAGCCAACTTGATAGCGTTATTCAGAGTACCTCTTTGTTGTCCAGCTGGTGAGAACCAAGGATATGCAACCAGGTTAGTACGAGTCATCAGACCAGCAACGTCTCCGTTAGTTGGAATGTATCTGAACTCGTTATTGAATCTATCGTAAGTGTACTTGTAACCACTATCAAATACAGCGTATGATGAAGAAGTAAGTGGTGCGTAGTATCTCAGAAGGTTAGTTGTTGCAGTCGTCGAGTTAGTGACGTTAACAACATTTGCT